AGAATGCAGTGTACCCTTATTTAACCGACCTGATGAAACAAGAGCAGACCTTCTTTCGTGTTGAAGAGTTAACTCACGGAAACAAGAAGAAGACTGATCGAATTGTCTGGGCCTTACAAGGTAGATTTGAACATGGAAACATTACACTCAATGAGGGAGATTGGAACACAGAGTTCCTTGACCAATTATTTCAGTTCCCTAATCATTTGGTGCATGATGATTTAATAGATTCTTTAGCGTACATAGATCAGCTTGCACAGGTAAGTTATGTCTATGAATATGAAGAAGATGATTACGAATATATGGATGCTATAGCAGGATATTAAACTATGATAGAAGAAAATAATTTATTGATGCAGGAATCGGCTGAAGGTTGGATCATGGAGAAGTGTGAAAGCTGGCGTGATCACTTTGAATCCAACTATCAGGATAAGTTTGACGAGTACTATCGTCTATGGCGTGGTGTCTGGTCAGGTGAAGACTCCTTGCGGCAGAGTGAACGCTCACGCCTAATCAATCCTGCATTACAACAGGCTGTTGAGAGTTCTGTTTCTGAGGTTGAGGAAGCTACGTTTGGGCGTGGTCAGTTCTTTGACATACATGATGACATGAATGATCCAGAGCGAGTAGACATTGATTATCTAAAGAAGAAATTAACTGAAGAGTTTGCGTTAAACAGGACTCGTCAACATATTTCTGAATGTATTATTAACAGTGCTATCTTTGGTACAGGCATTGGAGAGATTGTACTCCATGAGTCTAAAAGGCGTAAGCCTAGTATCCAATCAGCACTGGATGGAAGCACTATGACTGTAGGCGTACAGGAGAACTCAGAAGTAACTTGTTCTCTACGTCCTATTATGCCACAGAACTTCCTCATTGATCCTACTGCAACCTCTATTGAAGAGGCATTAGGTGTAGCTATAGATGAATTTGTCCCTATGCACCAAGTAGAGGCACTAATTGAACAGGGAATTTACAAAGATGTTGACATTACAGGAGCGAGTACTCTTTCATATCTTGAAGCAGATCAAGAAATTAACGCATATGATGAAGATAAAGTACGCCTTACTAAATATTATGGTTTGTTACCACGTAATTTGTTGGAGGATTATCTTGAAGACGAAGATGAAGAGATTATTTCTCTATCTGGAGAAACGCCAGAGGAAGAGCACTACGTTGAGGTAGTTGCTGTTATAGCTAATGGCGAACACATACTAAAACTAGAAGAAAATCCTTACATGATGCAGGATCGTCCTGTTGTTGCTTTCCCTTGGGACGTTGTACCTAGTCGTTTCTGGGGACGAGGTGTTTGCGAGAAGGGTTACAACAGCCAGAAAGCCTTAGACACAGAGCTTCGCGCACGTATTGATGCTCTAGCCTTAACTGTCCACCCAATGATGGCTATAGACGCTTCTAGGCTGCCTCGTGGGGCTAAATTAGAAGTGAGGCCAGGAAAATCTATTCTTGTTAATGGTAATCCTAACGATATTCTGAAGCCTATGAACTTTGGTAGCGTTGATCAGATTACTTTCTCTCAAGCTACACAGCTACAGCAGATGGTACAACAAGCTACAGGTGCTATTGATAGTGCTGGCTTTGCAGGTTCTATTAATGGTGAGACTAGCCCTACTGCTGTGTCAATGGGACTAGGTGCTATCATTAAACGACAGAAGCGTACCTTGATTAACTTCCAAGAGTGTTTCTTAATTCCATTTATTCAGAAAGCTGCGTGGCGGTACATGCAGTATAACCCTGATCAGTATCCAGTAGGTGATTATAAGTTTATTCCTTCTAGCTCCTTGGGTATTATTGCTCGTGAGTATGAAGTGTCCCAGTTAGTTCAGTTGCTACAGACAATGCCAGCAGATTCTCCTATGTACCCAGAGATCATACAGTCTGTCGTAGACAATATGAACCTATCTAATCGTGAAACTTTAATAGCTAAACTCAAGGAGGCCGCAGTACCAGATCCAGTGGCTCAAGCTGCTGCTGAAATGGATAATCAACAGAAGCAAGCATACATCGCTGTACTTCAAGGTCAGGCACAGGAATCCGCAGCACGAGCGTCCAAAATATCTACCGAGACTGAACTCTTGCCCATAGCTGCCGAGACTGACCGCCTTAAAGTACTGTCCACTAACCTTCAAGATGGTGATCAGGACGAGAAAGAGTTCGCTCAACGTGCAAAACTAGCAGAGTTAGTATTAAAAGAACGAGAGATAGTCAGTAAAGAAACTATCGTTAATAAACAAATGAACTTAAATAACTAGAAATAGTTCTTGACTTTACGGGAGATCTGTGATAGACTCCCTTTACTTTATAACTGCGTCCTAACATGGGAGAAACGCAATGTCAACAACACAAGACCCTGAGTTACAAAAGTACTACGAAAGTTTACAAGATACTTTTATGACAGAGGGATGGAAGTTCTTACTAGAAGATTTCACTGGGGCTGAAGAGTCCATTAGAGATATTGTTCTTTGTAAGGATGATAAAGATTTGTACTACAAAAAGGGTCAGCTAGATATTATAGGCAGACTCCTTGGATTTGAAACTAGCATCAAGAAATCATACGAGGATTTCCTTAATGATTCGAGTGTTTGATTTTGAATGTAGTACATGTGGGTACATAGACGAACTATTTGTGAAGTCCGATAAAAGGATAACTCACTGTTCGCAATGTAGCCAAGAGTCGCATAGGCTTATTGCTGCACCTATAAGTAAGTTAGATCCCCACTCAGGAGACTTTGCAGGGGCTACAATCAAATGGGCAAAGCAACGCCAAAAGCAAATTGCGATTGAACGTAAACGTGAATCTTCATAAGAAGTAACTTCACATAATATTTCCACAATACTGTTATAGTACGGAGCACACATGGCAAACTTTTTAAGTGACGAACTTGAACCTCAACTAGAAGATGGAGAGATGTTCTCCCAAGTTGGTGAAGAAGAGGAATCCTCCCCTGTAGATCAGGGTAATCAGGAAGAAGAAATCCCTCAGAAGTACCAAGGTAAATCTACTGCTGAATTGATTAGGATGCACCAAGAGGCCGAAAGGTTGTCTGGTCGCCAAGGCAATGAAGTGGGTGAGTTGAGAAAGCTAGTGGATGATTACGTAGTTAATCAAACAGTCACTAAGACCAAAGAAGAAGTCCTACCAGTAACTGAAGATGATTGGATTGAAAACCCAAAAGATGCTGGTGAGAGAACAATTAACAACCATCCCTCAATCAAGAAAGCTGAAGAAGCCTCTATTAGATTTAGTCAGATGGAAGTTATGAACAAGATCTCTGTTGCTCATCCTGATTTTCAGGAGATAGTAGCAGACCAGACGTTCATGGATTGGGTAGGTAAATCACAAGCGCGTGTTAAGAAATTAAAACAAGCTGATCAATTTGACTTTGACGCTGCTGACGATCTATTCACAACATGGAAAGAACGCCTAGAACTAATAGGCCAAGCCAAAGCTGGTACTGATATAGAGCGTAAGAACTCTTTGAAGTCAGGCTCTAATGGTGGGGCGCGTGGTTCGGGTGAAGGATCTAAAAAGAAATTCTTTAAGCGGTCTGAACTTTTACATATGATGCAACATGAACCTGACCGATACTTAGCTAACAGTGATGCAATAACGCAAGCTTACGCTGAAGGAAGGGTACGATAACTTTTATTAAGGAATTATTATAATGACTACTTCAGTATATCCCGCCCAAGGCGGTACAACCGATAACACAACTGCTGCTAATTTTATTCCAGAATTATGGAGTGATGAAATCATCGCTGCCTATAAGAAGAATTTAATTATTGCAAACCTAGTAACTAAGATGCCAATGTCAGGTAAGAAGGGCGATACGTTGTATATCCCAACTCCTACTCGTGGTGCTGCAGCTGCTAAAGCTGCTAACACTGCGGTTACGATTCAGAATGAAACGGCTGGCAGAGTAACTATTACTATTAACAAGCACTTTGAATACTCTCGTATGATCGAGGACATTACTGACATTCAAGCATTAGCTTCTATGCGTAAGTTCTATACCGATGATGCTGGTTATGCTCTAAGTAAGAAGGTTGAAGACGATCTATTCTTGCTAGGCCAGTCTACTCAAGGTGGTAACGGATCTAACTGGGCTAAGGCCGTAGAGATCACAACCGCTACTGGTGCTTTGACTGACTACACTGGTACTGCACAAGCTTTCACTGATGCTGGTTTCCGTAACCTAATTCAATTGTTAGATGATGCTGATGTACCAATGGACGGACGCTCAATCATACTTCCTCCTGCTGCTCGTAATACTATTATGGGTATTGATCGTTACACTTCTTCTGATTTCGTAGGTGGTAACACTGTCGTTAATGGTAAGATTGGTAACTTGTATGGTGTGGATGTTTACATTAGTAACAACTGCCCTGCTGACGGAGCGAATAAGATTGGTATGCTTTTACACAAAGATGCTTTTGTGTATGCAGAGCAGATGGCTGTTCGTTCACAGAC